CAGGTCGCCCGCTAAAACCGGCCGGGATTCGCGCGCTGCACGCGTCGCGGACGCGGCCGCATCACCGCGACACCGTGTCCCAGGAGCCAGAGGCCGCCGCGCAGGCGCCCGCAGGCGAGGCGATCGCGTCGCCGGTCATGCCCGACCCGCCCGGCAGTCTCGTGAAGCCTGAGCGCGTCTATTGGGCGCAGTTCGCGCCGCTGCTCGCGGGGGCGCGGGTGCTCACGCCGGCCGACGTCGAGACGCTGGCCGACTATTGCCGGGCGTGCGCCGCCGTCGACGACCGGGGGCGCCGCCTGCGGCGAGCCTGGACCGGTCGCCGGTTCGATCAGGGGTTCGTCAGCCTGCTCGATCGGCAACTGCGCGGCTGGCTGGACAGGAAGACGCGGCTCGCCGTCGAGCTCGGCCTCACCGCGGTGTCGCGCACGCGGGTCGCCTGGTCGGGCCATGCGCCGCGGCAGGATGGACGCACGCCGGCCGCGGCAGCAGCGAAGTCGAAGCTGGCACACCTGCAGGAACAGGCGGCGGCGTTGCGGCGACCGGTCAGCGTGAAGCGGTGAGGGGCGCGGCTACCCGGTGCGGCGCGACAGCCGTTGCGCGCTGCGCGCGATCACGGCGGCCAAGCGCGTCTGCCAGCCCCGGCCCGTGGCGCGATACGCGTCGAGGGCCGCGCGATCGACCCGAATGGCGAGCATGGCTTTGGTCGGTGCTTTCTGTTTGCCGCGACGTTGGAGGGCCTTCAGGGCGGCGGCGGCCACGGGATCGACCTCCGCGAGCGGCCGCGCCTGCGCGAACATCTCAGGGGTCCATTCCGGATTCTCGTCGTCGATCAAGCCCGGGTTACGACGTGGCATGGGCGTACTCCTTGCGTTCCTTTCGGCTGGCGCGGCGCAGACTGATGACGTGCACATCGCGGCCTCGCGTGACGTGGACGCCGACGTGCACGACGCCGTCAATCAGCCCCATCGAAAACACCCGCGCCTCATTGGCGCGCGGCGAGGGCCGCGCAATCACGTGTTCCATCTCGGCGAAGCGAGACAAGCTGATCCCCCGCTCGCGAATATTCTTCGCGTCCTTGGCCGGGTCACAGGTGATCGCCACTCTCCAAATTGTATAGACAACGCGCCTGTCAGTCAAGCAAATTGTATGTACAATCGCACGGCGATCGGCCCCGCATGAGATCACCATTTCGCCATCGCGTCGATCGCTACGCCCTGGACGTCGACCGCGGCCGGATCGTCGCCGGCCCGCTCGTGCGGCTCGCCTGCGATCGCCATCTTCGCGATCGCCACGCCGCGGCGAAGAAGTCCGGGCACCCCCTCGGCCTGTTCTTTCACCAGGCGGCCGCCGATCACATCATCGAGTTCTTCGAGGGCGTCCTGCGGCTCCCCGATACGCTCGACGACGACGGCGCGCCGGTCCCGTTCCTGCTCACGCCGGCGAACACGTTCATCGTCGGCTCGATCTTCGGGTGGAAAATGCCGACGGGCTATCGGCGGTTTCGCGAAGCGTATGTCGAGGAAGGGAAAGGGAACGCCAAGACGCCGCTCGCCGCCGGGATCGGGCTCTACGGGCTGACGCTCGACGGCGAGATGGCGGCCGAGATCTATTCCGTCGCCACCGGCATCGAGCAGGCGCGCATCTGCTGGCGGGATGCCGATCGCATGGTCGATGCGTCACCCGAGCTCGGGGAGCTCGTCTATCGCAGCGCGGACAATCTGAGCTACGCGGCGACGTATTCCTGGTTTCGTCCCCTGACGAAGGAAAAACGCGGGAAGTCAGGCCCGCGCCCGCACATGGTGTTCTTCGACGAGGAGCACGAGTACGCCGACGCGGTGGTCGTCAACAAGATGCGCGCCGGCATGAAGCGGCGCAAGCAACCGCTGTCGATGGGGATCACCAACAGCGGCTTCGATCGCACGTCGATTTGCTGGCAGCATCACGAGCAGGCCCGCCGGATGCTCGAAGGCGTCGTCGACGACCCGCGCCTGTTCGCGTACGTCTGCGGGCTCGATGAGGGCGACGATCCGCTGACCGACAAGACGTGTCACATCAAGGCCAATCCGAACCTCGGCACCATTATCACGCAGGAATACCTCGATCGGCAGGTCGAGAACGCGCAGAGCATCCCGAGCGAAACGAGCACGGTGCTCCGACTGAATTTCTGCGTGTGGACCTCGGCGCACACACCGGCGTGGCCCATGGCGAAATGGCACGCGTGCGGCAAGACCCTCACCGTCACCGATGAGGACCTGGTCGGCTGTCCGTGTTACGGCGGGCTGGACCTCGGACAGACGGACGACTTCGCGGCCTGGGCGCGGCTGTGGGATCTCGGTGCCTTCCTGGCGCTCAAGATGCGCTTCTGGTTGCCGCGCGCGGCGCTGCTGAAATACCCCGATCGGCCGTACGCCGAGTGGGAACGCGCCGGGTTACTGACGGTCACCGACGGGGATACGACCGATGACGATCTCGTCGAGGAGACGGTGCTCGACGACGCGCGGACCGACGGCATCCTCGAGATCGCGTACGACAAGCGGTTCGCGCACCAGCTCGCGCTGCACCTGCAAGGCGCGGGGATCACGATGGTCGATACGCCGCAGGGCTACGCCCTGAATGAATCGATCCGGTCGGTGCAGAAGATGATCAACGCGACCGAGCTGGCGCACGGCAACAACTTGATCATGACCTGGATGATGGACCACAGCGTGTTGCGGCACGGACGCTATAAGCAGGTGCGGCTCGACAAAGAGAGCGCGCGCGAGAAAATCGACGGCCCGAGCGCGCTGGTGATGGCGAATGCGCGGCGGATCGCGGCGCCGCCCGAGGTGCCCGCCGACGATCCCGACCTGGTCGTGGCGTGAGTTGTCATCACGCTCGCGCACTGGCAAATCCGCCGAGTTCCTTGCACATCTCGTGCGTGGCCTTCCACGGAATCCGCAGGTTCTTGGCGATCACCGGGATCTTGACCTTGGACTTGTACTTGTTCCGCAGTTCCTCGGTCACGGCGAATCCGCCACTGGCCGCCGCGTGCGCCAGCACCCATCCGTCTCCGCCTTTCAGGAAGTCTGCCGCGGCATGTGGGGGATGCCGTGAGTACACGAAGTTGGCCACGTCGCCGTATCGTTCCTGCACATCCTTCCCAGCGTTGCAGCAGAAATGCCCGATGTTCTTTCGGTCCTTGCACCACTTCGCCAGCCAGTCGTTTCCATCGGTGACTTCCCTGAAGCAGATCCTCGGCATGCGCACGTGGCCGGCCCGCAGCTGGATGTCAATAAACGTCCAGAATGCCGGGACGAGATCCGGATCGTACAGACCGTTCTTGGCGCTGATGAGGACGCCGGAATCGATCCAATAGATGGCCAGGACCTACTTCCACTTCTCCGCGAACTTCACCAACGTTGGCACTTTCATGCATAGCAACTGGGCCGCATCGCGCAGTTCGATCTTGCCTTGATTCACGTGAGCGAGTACGGCTTCCGCCACGCGCGGGCTCATACGCACCAGCACGTTTCGGTAGTAGTCGCCACCGCCGCCCGCGTCTTTCTTGCGTTTGTCCGTTTCCTGGCGGCGAATACTCGCGTACTCGTCTTCGTCAACCTTCCTGAGTTCATGCGCGCGGCGCAACGTGACGTACGTGCTCACCCAAAATGTCCTCGCCAGGCGCTGGACGCGCATCTCCGCAGTCCCTTTGGCGGCCGCCCAAGCGGCATCGAACTCGGCTTTCGGAACCAGCACCTCCGCCGCCACGCCGTTACAGAACGCCTCAAGGCGACTGCGTCCGCCCTGCTCGTCGAGCTCGTCCGGATTCGCGATCGCGCTCTGACCGACCCAGACGTGCACCAATTCGTGGATGAGCGTGAAGATCTGCGATGTTTTGTAATCGGCCGAATTGACGAACACCACCGGCGCAATCGGATCGGCGATCGCGAATCCGAGCAGCTCTCGTGTCTGCAGCTGACGATGGCTGGAGTTGCCGACCACCCCACTGCGCATGACCAACACACCGACCGCCTCTGAGCGCTTGCTCAGGGTGGACAGGTAATCACTCCAATTCGTGGCGGCGTCACGAAGCGCCCGACTGATGCCCAAGTGCTGACGAATGGACGCCGCGACGTCCTCCACCGAGTCTCTGACGGTGAAGCTCGCCACGAACTTCAAGGATCGCGCCCCGCTCTCCTTTTGATGCTCCTTGAACCAATCCTGCCGGACCAGGGTGTCGTCCACGAGTTCAAGTAGATCCACGCTTGGCTTGTACGCGCGATCAAAGCCTCGGAAGTCGGGTAACGGAATCTCCGCGCGCGGTGGGGTGGTCAGATACAAGAACCCAAATGGGACGTGAAGAACCGAGGCCAGCTTCTCGGCTTTCGCGAATGGCGGGTGCTGTCCCGGGTGCTCCCATGCTTCCAGGACGCCCTCGTCAACCTTGATGCGTTCCGCAACGGCTTTCCGGGACAGCGCACTCCGATTCAGCGCCCATGACACCACCGCCGGATTGATGTACGCGAGATCAGGCTCGCCCGATCCGCGAGCGCGCGCGGCACCTGTCGCTGTTGTCGTGAGTCGACTCATCGTCCCGACGACGCCTGGTACTTGCGCTTCGCTAGCTCGAGCGCGGCGGTGATCGCAGCGTCATCGGCATCGTCCGGGATCGGCACGGCGCGTTCAAACATTGCGCGAGTGACGTCGGGGTTGTCGGGATCGTGCCGCGGCACGTCTGACACCGCCTGCGTGAGGAACTCGTGAATCAGCGTTTGATACCCAATACCGCGTTGCGCGGCGATCTCGCGCAGCGCGTCCAGGAGCGAGGGATCCAGCCGCAAGGTGATCGTCTGGCGCGACTGCGCGCCGAGTGGCGGCCGCCCCATGCGGCGCGGTGCCGTGTTTCCGGGGCGCGTCCGTCGATGCGCGGTCACGCGACCGCCTGCCGGACGCGATCGAGGCGCGTCTGCAGCTCGGCGACGGCGTCGCATTCTTCCGCCGCGATCGGCAAGATGGACGCATCGGGCAGCGGTTCGCCCTGGGCGGCGGCGTGCAGCAGATCGAGCACACGCACCGGTGCGCCCACGGCACCGGCGAACTGGTAGATCTCCGCGCAGACCCGCTCGAGGGCGGCGACGCGATCGGTGAGGGCGGCGAGCGTCGGTTCGGAAGCAGTGCTCATTTCCATCCTGCCTGTTTCATGATGCTGTGGAGCGTGCCGGGTTTGAGGTCGCCCGGATGCTCGGGCACGGTCACTTTGCCGGGTTTCTGCGCGTGAGCAAACTGTTTGTGGCTGCCTTTCTGTCCGACCAGATACCATCCGTCGGCCACCAACCGCTTGATCACCTCGCGCGCTGTCATATATTAGTATTGACGTAAGTCTACGTCGAGAGGTTCCGTTCACATGGTGCCGGCGATCACGCCCATACTCACCGCGAATCAGCAACGGGCGGTCTGGGAAGGCTGGCTCGGCGGGGAAATCCGCGCGTACTACTTCGCCGATCTCAGTGCCCGCTATCAGTACCGTCAGCGGATCGTGACGTGGCTGACGCTCGCCTGTTCGTCGGGGGCGTTGGCGACGCTGATCGCCGATTGGGTGCCGCCGCGATGGGCCTGGCTGCGCCCCGCGCTGGCGCTCGCGACGACGGGCCTGAGCTTGTGGTCGCTCGTGGCGCACTATCAACAGACCGCCACCGAGTGCGCAGACTTGCATTTCCGCTGGAACACCCTGGCCGCGCGCTACGAGGCGCTGTGGGATGACATGTACGATCCGGACGCCGCGCGTACGCTCCAGCAGCTCACGCAAATCGCGGCGGAGATCTCAAAGAGCGGGACCGCGTTGCCGAACGAGGCGCGCCGCATGGAGAAGTGGCAGGATCTCGTCGAGGCGCACCACCGCGCCGCGCGTGCGTCGTGACCAGTCCTGCCCGCGGCGTGTGGGACGAGAAGCGCGCCGAGTGGCCGCCCATTCAGCGCCCGTTGCCGCCTCCGCCTGCGGCACCCCCTCCGCCACCACCACCGCCGCCACCGAAGAAGAAGTGAGCGGAGGCCGTTGTCTGGCTCAGCGGTCTGGTGCGACAATGCAGGTCCAGCCTGCATGTCCACCAGCGAAGACTCGCGCAAACGCGGTCGCCCGCCGTTAACGCCTGGCGACCGTCCTGCCCGCGTCGAAGTGCTGGTGCCGTCGCAGCAATACGATCGCGCCTATCAACGCGCGCAACGCGCCGGCATCTCGATTCCCGCCTTACTCCGTCGCGGCCTCTCGCGCGAACTCGACGACGATCGCGACGACGAATAAACCACAGACTAATCCGCATCCCGCCCGCCATCACCGAGACTGCTGTCTGCATGTGGCGGTCGTCTTCCTGCCCCGCGCTGCTGCGCACCGTGATCGTGAACGTGAAGACCGATCGCGACACGGCGCTCCGCGGCGTGCTCTGGCAGGAGCGCGGGGCCTGGTTCGTCCTCCGGCAGCCCGTCCTACTGAATCCGCTCGCGCGTGACGAGAAGGACCGCGAGGTGGCGCTGCCCGGTGAGGTCGTCATCGCGCGCGACAACGTCGAGTTCTTTCAGGTCGTGCCGTGATCGTCCAGTCGTACGACGGACTGACCGCGACGCGCGCCGACGATCCGAAAATCTACACGGGGGCCGGGAACTTCGACGCGCCCGCCTACTTCGGGTGGGGCTTCGCGCACTCGATCATCTACGCCACGCAACCCGCTGTGCGGACCTGCGTCGATTTTCTCGCGCGCAACATCGCGCAACTGCCGTTTCAGGTCTTCCGGCGCGTATCGGATACCGATCGGCAACGCCTCACGGACCATCCGCTCACCGATTGGATCGAGCATCCGAACCCCTACACGACGCGGTATCGGCTGATCGAGTCGCTCGTGGCCGACCTGGCGATCTATTTCAACGCCTATCTGCTCAAGATTCGCCTGGCGAACGGCCGCATCGGGCTCGTGCGGCTGCCGCCGCAGGAAATGCAGGTCTACGGCGGGCTCCTGCCCGAGCAGTTCATGTGGATCGTCGACGGCCAGATGGTCCCGTTCGACACGACCGAGATCATCTACGCCAACGGGTACAACCCCCTGAACGCGCTCGAAGGTATCTCGCCGCTGGCAACCCTCAAGGCCACGTTGATGAACGAGGCCGCGGCCCAGGACTATCGCCAGCGGTATTGGAGCAATGCGAGCCGGATGGAAGGCGTGATTGAGCGGCCGAAGGACGCCCCGAAGTGGACGCCGCAGCAGAAGCAGACGTGGCGAGAGCAGTGGCAGAGCCGCTACACGGGGCCGAGCAGCACCGGGCAGACGCCCGTCCTCGAAGACGGCATGACCTTTAAGCAAATCTCGTACTCGTCACGCGACTCCGAGTACGTCGCCGCGCGCAAGCTCACGCGGGAAGAGGTCGCCGCCGCGTATCACATCCCGCTGCCGATGGTGGGCATCTTGGATCACGCCACCTTCAGCAATATCCGCGAGCAACACAAGCAGTTGTACTCGGACTGCCTCGGGCCCTGGCTCGAAATGTTGCAGGAGGCGTTCGAGCTTCAGCTCGTGCCCGAGGCGCCCGACCACAACAAGATTTATCTCGAGTTCAACATCGCGGCGAAGCTCGCGGGCGCGTTTGAAGAGCAAACGATCGCGCTGCGCGCGGGCACCGGGCGACCGTTCATGACGGCGAATGAAGCGCGCGCCCGGCTCAATTTGCCGCGCATCACCGATGACCCGAGTGCCGACCAACTCGCGGCGCAACAGGGCGGGCCGGCCGCCAGCTTCGATGCGGGCAGCGTGGCCGATCCGTCGCAAGCCGCGCAGACGGCGACCGCGACCGTCGTGCGTGCGCATCTCCAGCGGCAGGCCTCGTTCTTCGCGCGGCTGCCCGTCGAGGAACGGGCCGACGCCTTACAGCAGGGACACGACCGATGGGCGCGTGAACTCGCGGACGACCTGACGCCGCACCTGGGACGTCCGAACGCCACCGCCTATGCGGCCCTGATTACCGATCACACCTACGCGCTGTTGCGCGATGGCCTCGACGCCTTCACCACTGATCGCGAGGTGCCCTATGTCGCCGCCTAACGCGCATCGCTATGAACACCTGGTAGCGTACGCGCTCGAACACCCGTGGGCGGTGACGCCCAACATGCGCACGCTGATCGCGGATCTCCTCGCGAAACGGTTGGCGGGCGAGGACGCCGATGTCGAGGCACTCGCCCGCGCGAAGGCGCAACGCGAGACCCGCACCGTCACGGGCAGTCCCGAGGGCAGCGGCGTCGCGGTGATTCCGATCGCGGGCCTGATTGCGCCGCGCATGAATTTGTTCAGCGATGTCAGCGGGGGCGCCACGTTTGAAGGGCTCACGCAGCAGCTCCAGGCCGCGGTCGCCGACCCGGCCGTCAAGACGATCGTCTTCGACGTCGACTCGCCAGGCGGGAACGTCGCCGGCTCGACGGAATTCGCCCGCGCGGTGCTGAACGCGCGCGCCAGTAAGACCATCATCGCGCACGCCAATCATTTGATGGCCTCGGCCGCGTACTGGACGATGGCCGGTGCGACCGAGATCGTGGCCTCGCCCTCGGCGCTCGTCGGCAGCATCGGCGTGTACGCGCTGTATGACGACCTGACGGCTGCCATGCAGTCGCATGGCGTGAAGCGCGAGGTGTTCTCGGCCGGGAAGTACAAGGCTGACGGTGTCGGCGGCACGGCTCTGACCGACGAGGCGCGCGCGCACATTCAGGCGCTCATCGACGGCGCATATGGGCGGTTCGTCGGCGACGTCGCCAAAGGGCGCGGCGTCTCGACCGCGGCCGTGCGTAATGGGTTTGGGGAAGGCCGCGTCCTCGACGCGGAGACCGCGAAAACCGAAGGCCTCGTCGATCGCGTCGCGACGCTCGATGAGACCCTCGCCCGCGTGACGCGCTCGACGTCACGCCGGTTATCTGCCGAAGCACCGCCGCCGGCCACGTCCCAGGAGCCTTCACCGGCCACGGACCAGGAGCTTGCCGCCGTGTCGCACGATGCCGCCGGAGTCGAGTATGAGCGGCGCCTGTTCGCCCTCAGATTGCACAGGTTGAAAGCAGCCTCATGACCATGACACAACTCGAAACCGATCTGCGCGCAGCCACGGAGAAGGCCAGCGTGCTGATCGAGAAAACGCAGCGAGCCGCCACGCAAGTCGACGGCGACGGCAAGGTGACCTCGAGTCGGCCCTTCACCGCCGAGGAGTCCGGCGCGATCAACGCGGCGCTCGCGGAGGCCGAAACGATTCAGAAGCGCCTCACCGCCATGCAGGGCGACGCGGAACTCCTGAACCGGGTGCGCAGTCTGCGCGATCCGTCGGCCTCGACGGCGCTCGCCCGCACGACCCCGTCCGCGATCGTGCCGAACGATCGCCGCAGCTCGATCGGGCAACAACTCGCGCAGCACGTCGAGTTCCAGGATTGGATCAAACACGGCGGCCACAAACGTAGCGGCGCCTGGTCGTCGCCGGCCGTGGAGTGCGCGGTCCCGTGGGCGACGATGCGCGCGACGACGATCACCGAAGACCCGACGAGCGGCGGCAAGCTCGTCGTGCCGCAATATCTCCCGGGGATTGTGGCGACCCTGTTCCGGCGCCTGATGGTCGCGGACCTGATGGCCTCGGGCACGAGCACGTCGAACGCGATCATTTACATGGTGGAGACGACCTTCACCAACGCGGCGTCGCCGACAGCGGAAGGCACCGCGAAACCCGAAAGCGCGCTCGTCTTCGACCAGCGGACCGACCCGGTGCAAAAGATTGCGCACTGGATTCCGGTCACCGAGGAACTGCTCGAGGACGTGTCCGCGATTCAGGCGTACATCGACGCGCGGTTGCAGCTCGGCGTGCAGTTGGCCGAGGAAGACCAGTTGTTGAACGGAAACGGCACCCCGCCGAACATCCTCGGCATCATGAATCGGACCGGCCTGGCGACCCCGGTTGCGCGCAACGCGGGCGCGACGCCGCCTGAAACGAACGCGGACGCGTTGCTCCGGCAGATCACCGCGATCGCGACGACCGCGTTCGTGTATCCCGATGGGGTGATCGTCAATCCCACCAACTGGTTCTCGACGATCACCATGAAGGCGACGACGGGCGAATACATCGGCGGCGGACCGTTCTCGCCGGTACCGTTCGCGAACATCTGGGGCACGCCGGTCGCCATCACGCCCGCGATCGCGCTCAACACCGCGCTGGTCGGCGCGTTCGGCACGATGTCGCAGGTGTTCCGCAAAGGCGGGATCCGGGTGGAAGCGTCGAACAGTCACCAGGATTATTTCATCAAGAACTTGGTGGCTATTCGGGCTGAGGAGCGTTTGGCCTTAGCGGTGTACAGACCCGGTGCGTTTGGGAAGGTTACCGGCCTGAGCTGAAAACCAACGGAGTGCAAGTGATGGCCGAGACACACAAACCGACGGCGACGCGGCACAAGGCGGCCGAGGCCGACGACGCGCCGCACGCGCTGTCAGACGTGCCGCCCGGCGCCGAGGCCGTTGCCCCGGCCGCCGCCGCGGCGCCGGCGCCCGGCTGGAGCAACGCACCCGAGGACCACGGGATTGCCTCGCTGATTGGCCCGGCCGGCAGCATCGATATGTCGCAGCCGGGCTGGAGTAACAACGGCCCGCCGGCCACGGGCGCGACGGCCGGCACGCCCGGCACGTGGACGCCCGCACTGTCAGATACGCCAAACAGTCTCGGCGCGATGGCCGGCACGGTCACCGCGTCGCCCGCGACCGCGTGGACCACGGGGCAATCGGTCCTGCTCGGCGATGGGACCTCGGCATACTGGAACAGGACGGCCTGGGTCGCCGGGACCGCGCCGTAACGCGCGATGCGCTGGTATACGCGGCAGCCCTTCATCGGCGGCACGTGGTGGATGACCCCGCCGCGCTGCCCGGTCGACGACGCGCCGCACACGACGTGTACGAGCGCAGATTACGACGACGCCGCCCCGCCGCGCCGGATCGTGATCCAGCAGCTTCCGCAGCGAGACGCGCAGCAGCTCGCCGACCGACCGCTGATCAGCGCGGGGCCCGTCGTCCCGTTAGGGCCGACGGAAGTCACGACGGCCACGTATCGCCGCGCCAACACGCGCGGAAAGAGCTAGGGAGCGATCGATGCCCGACCACACGAAACCGACCGCTGAGGCGACGCCCCGCGATGCCGGCGAGGCCTGCTCGAACTGTCTGTTCTTCATTTACACCGAACCGGTCCAGACGACCGGCATCTGCCGCAAGCATGCGCCGATCGCGCCGGCCGGCTATGGCCTGACCGGATGGGGCACGGCGACGAACACCGACTGGTGCGGCGACTACTCGGCGATGACGGCGACGCAAGCGGCGAGCCGCCCGGCGCCGACGCCGCGCGCCGACGCGATCGGCCGCGATGCGCGCGCCTTTCGGATCATGCCGGTCTGAGGACATCACCGCGCATGTCAGCTCCTGCCTTCGTGCAGACGCCGTGGGCGCTGCCGCAGAGCGTGTCCTCGGTCCTGCTTGTGGGACCGACCGAAGAGCCGCTGACGCTCGAGGAGGCAAAACTGCGCGCGGCCTTCGACGACTGGCCGGCGGGTGACCCGCGCGAGGCGCTCCTGCTCGACTACATCGCCGCGGCGCGGGCGCAGGTCGAACTCGATACGGGCCTCGCGCTCCTGACGCAAACGCGACTGGTGACGATCGCGGGCAGTTACAGCGCGCGCCCGATCCCGTGGCAGGCGTGGCCGGTGCAGTCGATGACCGACGCGACGACGCAGCGCGTCCTGCCGGCCGGCATCTATGACAACTGGTTCGGCTGGTCCTCGGTGTGGGTACCCGGCGGCAGTTGGATCGTCGTCGCCGGCTGGCCGAGCGCGGCGGCGTTGCGGGCCGCGGCGCCGCTGCTCGTGCAGGCCGTCGGCATCCTGACCACGCATTACGCTACGCTCGCGCGCGATCTCGCCATTGAAGCCCGCGGCAGCATGATGCCGGTACCGATGGGCTACGAGGAAGCGATCGCGCCCTATCGCCTGCTGGTGCTCGCATGACTGACCGGCGCCCGGTCGTCGGACATCTGAACCGGCGGATTCAGCTTCAGACCGCGGCAGTCATCCAACTCCCGAGCGGCGACACGATCATCGATTGGGAGCATGCCGAGACGGCGACGGTGAACGCCGAGTGGATTCCGGGCGGCACGCGTGAGACGTCCTTCGTACAGACCGTACGCACCAGTTACGTGGCCGGGATCTACCGCATCAACTACCGCGAGCCGAGACCGTCGCCAGACACGACGCGCATCGTCGGGCATGACGGCGTGCTCTACGACCTGCTGCCGCCGATCGAGCTCGGGTATCGCGGCGGCTGGGATCTGCCCGTCGTCGGGCACGGCGAGGTCGCCGCGTGATCACCAATCTCATGGTGCCGCTGCGCGCGTTTCTGCTCGACGATCCGGCGATCAATACGATGGTCGGCGGCACGCGGATCTATCCGTTGCGCCTGCCGCAGAACCCGACGCTGCCTGCGATCGTCCTGACGCTCATCATCGACGTGCGCGAGGCGCATCTGCGCGGCGCGGGGTCGATTGCCGGCGACCAGTATCAGATCGACAGTTGGGCGTCGGCGTACGATCCGAGCGTCGCACTGGGGCAGTGCTGCCGCCTGCGACTCGCCGGGTTCAAAGGGATCTGGTCCGATCCCGACACCTCTATCGGGGTCTCGATTCAGTTCAAGGAAGGCCGCGAGTTTTTCGAAGCCGATATTCTCGGCGGGCTGTACCGCCAATCGTCCGATTACGTGCTTGCGCACGACACCGCCGGGAACACGGTTTAGCACACGAGGGAGGGACTACCGCCATGTCGAAATCTGTCAAGCGCCCGGCCGCCGCGGGCGGCACGGTGACACCGTCAGCGACCACGTACGCGGATGTCACGGACACCTTCTATCCCGGTGAAGCCTTTGTCGGCTACGGATCGCAATTGCAGGTCGGTGATGGCGCAACGGTGCCTGGTCCGGAAACCTTCGAAGCCATTGCCGACATCGTGGAAATCACGCCGGGTTCGATGACGACGGGCGTCGTCGAAAAGACGCATCTGCGCTCACCCAACGGACACAAAGAGAAGCTCGCCACGCTGCGCGACTCGGGGCCATTCGCGATCAAGGGCAACTGGCGGCCGACGAATGCCACGCAGAGCAACGCGGGCGGCGGGACCGGATCCTTCGCTGATGGCGGCTTGATCAAGATGTGGATCGACCGCAGCGAACACAACTTCAAAATCGTGCTCTCGGACGCCGACGCGACCGAGTGGCCGTTCCGTGGCATCGTCACGAAGTTCCAGCCGGGCACCATCGGCACGGAAGTCAAGGTGGACTTCACTGCGGAGATCACGCCGGTTCAGGACTTCTCGGCCGATCTGCCATGACACCCAACGCCTATCGCGGCGAAATCGCGTTCACACTGCCGATCGCAGAAGACGGGACGACCCCCGGCAAGACCTACCTGCTGCGCATCGGCACGTATGAATTTCTGCGGATTCAGGATCGCTTCACGACGCTGAAAGGCCCGCCGTGGCTGGTGCTGATGTTGCACACCGGCCTGACCGCGATCGCCGGGCAGGAGTCCTTGACCGAGGAAGACGCCGCGCTGTTTCTTGATCTGCTCGGTTACGACGTCGTCAACGACCTGATCAATCAGACGCGCTTCGGCAAGAACCTCGCGAAGCAGGCGGCGCTCGCCCCGCCGCCGGCCGGTGAGGAACCCGAGGCCGGTGGACTCCCGAACGGGAAGGCGGGCGAACCGTACCGCGCGCCGGACCCTTTCGACCCGACGATCGCGGCGAGCAGTTGATCTACGAGGCGGCGCAGGCGGGGCTCGCGCCGTCTGAATTCTGGGCGCTGTCCCTGCGCGAGTGCGAACTGTGGCGCCTGGGCGCGTCGGCACAACGACGGTGGTGGCGCGAACTCGCGATCGTGACTGCCTGGCAAGTCGCGGCCTTCATGCGGACGGCCGCCTTGCCATCGCTCGACGTCGTGCTCGCGACCCTCCGGGGGCGCACGCCGGCCACGGCGGCGCCGCCGCGACAGAGCGCTCGTGATCACCGCCGCGTGCTGCAGACGCTCGCCGCGCAATACGGACTGCCGTTGACGACGCGCACGAGCCGGAGGACGACACCCGATGGACGCCCGCAGTCAACTCGACCAGGTCCGGACGCAGATTGATCGCTTCCCGGCCACGGTCACCGCATCGCTGCAGGCCGCCGCGCACGACAGCGCGGCGCGTCTATGCGCGGACTATCAGGCCCGACTCAATCGCCAGTTGAAGCCGGAGCATACCGGCAAGACCGCGGACTCCGCGCATGTCATCGACGTGCCGAGCCGCAAGGAATCGGTGGTCATCGTGGACGGCGATCCCGATCGCCCCGCGAATCTCCCGCTCTGGCTCGAATACGGCACGTCGAAGATGCACGCCCGCCCGGCACTGCGACCGGCGGGGGTCGCCGAAAGCCCGCGCTACGTCGCGGCTATGACGAAGGCGGCGACGACCGCCGCGCAACAGGCCTTCCCTCACGCGCTCGTGACCGCCGCCTGAGAGATCCGAGATGCCGGCGCTCACCTTCCCTGTTCGCTGGTCTGACAACACGCAGGAACTGCAGGCCCATCTCCAAGAAGGCCTGAACCAGATCGAAGTCACGACGGCTGCGGCCTCGCGCATGGCCGACACGCTCGGCGGCACGCGCCTGATCCAGGCGGCGCGCAACTATGCCGCGGCGCTGCAGCAGCTCGGCGGCGACGAAGGCGCGCTCGCCGGGATCATGAAACTGACGAACGCCGAACGCGAGCGCGGCATCGCCCTGATGGACAAGGCGATCCTAAAGGCCGGCACCGAAGCACCCACGGCATTCCAGCAACTGGCCGACGCCTTGCGCAAGGCGCAGCAGGAGTCCTCGACCTTCGGCGAAGCGCTCGCGAAGAATCTCGGCCAGATCGACATCCACGACGCACTCGTGAATCCCCTCGGCGCGGTCAAGGACGCGCTGGGCGGCATGGAAGGCGCGCTCGGGAGCGCGACAGCGGCGACTGTCGCCTTTGTGGGTGCAGCCGCGGCCGTCGGCAGCGCCCTCATCGCGCTCGAAATGAAAGCCGCCAATACGGGCGCGCGGCTCGCCGAGATGCGCGACAAGACCGGCATGAGCGTGCCGGCGCTCTCGACGCTCTCGCGCGCGGTGCAGGTGGCTGATGGCGACATGGGCGCGATGCAAAACGCGCTCGTGATGTTCCAGAAGAATCTGGTCGAATCGACCGGCAGCGATAAGTTTGCCGAAGGCCTGAAGCGACTCGGCCTGACGATCGATGAAGTCAAAGAGGCCGGGATCGACCACTATTTCGAGCTGGTCTCCGAACGCGCGCGCGCGATGACGGACGCTTCACAGCGCAACGCCGCGCTGCTGGAGGTCTTCGGCCGCGCTGGCCGCGAAATCATTCCGACGATCGTCAAGCTGGCCGACGCACAGGAACGCGTCGCGGACATGAAGCCCTGGACCGAGGACCAGGCGCGCGCGGCCGAACAGTTCAAGATGCAACTCGAAGCGATCGAGATTCATCTTGAAAGCTACGCCGCGACAATCGGCAAAAGCCTGATCGGGCCGTTCAGTGAAGTCCTGACCCTGGTCACGCGGATCGCGAGCGACCTCGGCAAGGTCGGCGCAGCGATCGAAAACCTGCCTTACATCGGCGGCGTCCTCGGCACCATCAGCAGTCCCGGTCGGCTCGTGTCAACGGCCGCGAGCGCAGCGACTACCGGGCTCGATACGCTGGTCGGCTTCAATCCGGAGAATCTGCCACGCATCCAAGGCGAGTCGCCGAAGCCGGCCGAGACGCGCGGGCTCACGGTGCCGTACACCGACACTGCCAACGCGCTGCATCAACTGACCGCCGAGTACGACAAGGCGCAAGTCGCCGCGAAGAAGTACGCCGACGCCGTGGCTGACTACAACGCCACCGACGGCAAGGACTACCTGTCCGTCCTGAACGGCATCGGGAACGCGCTGTACGAGGGGATCGCGGCGGACCTGGCGCGCGGCAAGAGCGTGCAGACGCTCGCCACCGTCTACCGCACGACGACCACGATCGTAGACGCCGTCAAAGTGGCCGAGGAGGCGGCCGCGAAAGCCGCGAAACAGGCCGCCGCGGACGAGGAGCAAACCGCCAAGGAACTGCACGAGACGTTCGAGTCGAACGAGGAAGCGACCGGCAGATTTCAGCAAAGCCTCGGCAAACTACTCGTCGGCTATAACGCGGCCGGCAAGGCGGCGATCGGGTTTACCGGCATTCTGCACGTGCAGGATCCGGCGCTCATTCAGAACGCTGAGTCGCTCGTGCAGATGGAACAGCGGCTGAAAGACACCGACGCTGCTTTCCGCAAGGCGTTCGGCGCGTTTGCCGAGCTCTCGCTCGCGCCGCTGCCGGGCCTCAAACCATCGGGCGCGGTGCAGGAAGCCTTCCAACGAACGGCAAAGGAAGGCGATCACCTGAAAAATGTCATCGACAGTCTCGACGTGGCCTTTCGCGCGCTCGACCTGTCCGGCAGCAGCAGTCTCGGCCACCTGCTGCAGGTGGGCCTCAGCCTCGGGCGTGAATTCGACCGGCTCGATCAGGAAGTCAAGCGCGGAACCTTGACGGCTGCTGACGCGGCGGCGCAAAAGCGCAACGTTGCGATCGGCGCGGCGGCGGGCGTCGCCGCGACGCTCATTCCGACCGGCGCGGGCGCTGGCACTGGCAACCTGGTCGCCTCGGGCGCGCTGCAAGGTGTCGCCGCCGGATCGGCGTTCGGCCCGTGGGGCATGGCGATCGGCGGCGCGGCCGGTGCGATCGTCGGCCTGGTGCAGTCCGGGCAGGAGTGGCGCAAGGTCGTCGCCGACATCAGCCGTGATTTCGGCGGGCTGAAAGTCTCCGAGGACTTCGCCAAGCAAATCAAGGAGATCGAAGACACAACCGGCTTGATGCGCCTGCAGGCGGTGACAACGCAACTCGACCAGTTGATCACTCAGGCCGGCGGGCTGACGAGCAGCAACTTCGACCTGTTCTTCGGCAAGCTGCACGATGCGTTCAGCTTCCTCGAGCGCGGCGAACTATCGCTCGCGCAGACGACGCAAATCCTCGACAAGAATTTCGCGGCCTTCGCTGCCGCGGGCACCGATGCCGCCGGCCGCATCTCACCGCAGATTCGTGAACTGATCGCGCTCGACGAGCGCTTCGGCACGCACAGCCAGGCAGTAACGCAGTTTCTCCAGCAGCAGGGGCAGACTGCCGCCGCCGCCTTTGATGCAGTCGCCGGGGCTGCCGGCGCGACGCAGCAGGAACTCGATGACCTCGGCGTGCAGGCACTCGCGACCTATGCCTCGATGGTGGCCGCCGGGACGGCGCCCGTCGATGCGCTCACCGCGATGAGTGCCGGCCTGTCGAAACTCTCGGACGCTTATGCGGCGCTCGGCATCGACGTCGAGGACGTCGGGGTGAAGCAACTGCTGATGCAGAACACCATCGCGACGAACGCGTCCTCGCTACTGACCGCCGTCAACGGGCTGTCGCAGTCGATGATCGCGTTGAACAACATCGGCAGTCTGAATGCCGACACGTTCGGCTCGATGGAACGTACCGCGACGGGCATGTATACGCGTCTGCAGGGACAGGTCGCGGCGGTCGGCGGCACGACGAAAGATGCGCTGCTGCCGATGCAGGACTTCCTGCACAAGGCCGACGAGCAGGCGAAGTTGCTCGGCGTGGCGCTTGACGACAACACGCAGATGCTCATCGACCAGAGCAAGGAACTCGGCATCTGGAAGGACGCCGGCGCATCGGCGACGGACAAACTCACGACGTCAATGGAGACGCTCGTCGATC